ATTCCCATTCCAGGTCTGCTCAATTGCCTCCATCGAGAAATTTGTATGTCTGCGATAGACAACCTTAAAGAAAGTAATTTGTGGATTACCTGTAAGATAGATATCCTGAGCACCATAAGCGACAAGTTGCATTAATCCTCCTCCCATTATTTTTATACTATATTTTAGAAAAAAAAAATGACAAAATAAAACTTATTTAATTAAGATAAATTATTTAGTTAAAGAAAAATTATTTAATTAAAGAAAAATTATTTAATTAGAGTATGCAAGACCACCCATACCACTCATGATACGGAGGACATTGTAGTTAACTGCATACATAACGTCTGCTGCACTAGTACCATCACCACCACTAGCAGTACCCACTTCAGCAACAAATTCAGCATTATCAATGCGCGAAAAATTGCAAGTTCCAGATGGTTGATGTTCTTCTGGTTTGAGGGCAAAAGAATAAACACCAATAGCATCAGCGATTCTTCCAGCGCCAGCAGTTTCGACTGGCGCTAGGCCGGGTACACCACTGTGATGTTCCCATACTTGTACACGTGTAAAATATCTGAAATCACGTGCGGCAAAACGATCATGACCATTCAGTTTTAGTTGATATGTTAAGGGGCCAGTGCCAACGGTAGTAACACCACTACCTGAAGACACTGCCCAAATTAATTCTTTTACTGGATGATTAAAATTTAAAGTATTATTTAAAGTGCCAGCCGCGCCCAGGGTATCAAGTGTTTGTTCTTGAACTTGTTCAATTAAATATTCATGAGATACCTGAGCAAAACGACGTCTTTCATCAGTATCAAGATAAATATAATCACACCATAATTGATTCGAGATAGAAGTCTGAAAATGCGGCGAAAAATCATGATTTAAAATTACTTTAACTTCATGATACTGAAGAGCAATTAATGGTAAAGCGAGACCAGGATTGCGACAAAACCAAAATTGTAAGGGCGTGAAATATCTATAGCCGACTGTCGTATTTACTCTTGCCCCGCCCATACCAGACATATTTTGATAATTAGTACCCGTTGCGGTTGTCGCATCTGTTTGTTCTCCTGTATGACCAGAAGGATTCTTTTCTGTTAAATGAGACCAAACATTCATCCACGCTCCAGTATGTTTGTCAATTCTTTGACCTCCTATTTCTAACTCAACATCTGTTATAGAACTAGCGATTACATTCACATCATTGTCCCCTGAGTGCGTGCCGTTAATTTCTAAGTACATACGATATACTAAATCACCATTTCGCGAAATAGTAGAAGTGCATCTCCCTGCAGAGCTAACTGAAGCTTCAGTTCCATTCCAAGTCTGCTCAATTGCCTCCATCGAGAAATTTGTGTGTCTGCGGTAGACAACCTTAAAGAAAGTAATCTGTGGATTACCCGTAAGATAAATATCCTGAGCACCATAAGCGACAAGTTGCATTAATCCTCCTCCCATTATATATTTTATACTATACTTTAGAAAAAAATTTTAGAGAAATTAAACAAATAAATTTTTTTTTTATTTTATTTATCTTAAAAAATATTTACAATTTAAAAATTATTTAGTTGCTGTATGCAAGACCACCCATACCACTCATGATACGGAGAACATTGTAGTTAACAGCGTACATGTTCCCTGTAATGTTGCCAGTTGTCACTAACTGAGCATTGTCAATACGAGAGAAGTTGCAAGTTCCAGAAGGCTGATGTTCCTCAGGTTTGAGTGCGAAAGAGTATACATTAATGGTACTAGTTAATTGAGAGGTGCGGGCCTCAGCAGAATTTCCGTTGGTTACAGCAAATACATTAAATGTTGCGTCGGAAGTTGCACCAGTGTCAACTAATGTTAGAGTAGAATCAGTTGATGTTGGTGTACTAATTCTTACTGATACTGCATTGGCCGTCGTATCCGACGGCAGGAGATCGAGAACCGTCGCAAAATATATCGTACCCACAGTTCCTTGAGTCTCTGGAGCAGCAGTATTCCCGCTATCCGTGTCGGTCGAAGAGCATACAATTGCTAATTGACTTCCCACGGGGAATGCAGTATTTACGGGTAGTGACCCAGTGGAGGCGGTGGCGGGGTTAAATGTGCCACCGATACCAAGTGTTAATACATTATTCGTAATATTGAAATTACCGGCAGTGCCTGCGGCAGTGGCTGCGGAGGTGTACACGGCATCGACATGCCCACCACCAAGCGAAATGACGCCCCCTGCCCCCCCTGCCGTGTGAATTTGATCTAATGATGTTTGTCTGTCCAATAGAGAAACTCGAGCAGCTGTCGGTAAATTCTGCTTAGGAACAGCAGTGTGATAATCAAACGGTTGTCTAAGCTGGAAATATTCCTCTTCCTGTAAAGCAAAACGATCATGACCATTAAGCTTAATATGACCACGACCATAACCACTACCAGTCCAAATTAATTCTTTTACTGGATGATTAAAGTTTAATCTGTTTGTTGTAGTACTGGCATCTAGTGTTTGTCTCTGTACCTGTTCAATTAAATATTCATGAGATACCTGTGCAAAACGGCGTCTTTCATCGGTATCAAGATAAATGTAATCAGCCCATAGTTCTGCGCTTGCTGCACCAACAGCACCCGTACCAAGCTGAATTTTTACTTTAACTTCATGATACTGAAGGGCAATTAATGGTAAAGCGAGACCAGGGTTGCGACAAAACCAAAAATTTAATGGAACCTGGATTTTGTCAACACCTGTACCAGTCGCTCCATTTGTTCCGATACATCCCATCATAGATTTTAATCCAAGTGCCTTAGATTCATCGGTGGAAAGTTCATACCAGATTTCATTCCATTCATTAAAATGTCTATCTATTCTCTGACCACCAATTTCTAATTCTGCATCAGCAACAATTCTACAACCATTAGTTATACTAGCAGCGGTGGGCGCAGAAGCAACATATAATTTGTACACTAAATCGCCGTTGCGAGAAATAGTAGCGGTAACATTTCTACCATCACCGGCAGCACCATTAAATGTTTGTCGAATGCATTCCATTGAGAAATTTGTGTGTCTACGATAGACAACCTTAAAGAAAGTAATTTGTGGATTACCTGTAAGATAGATATCCTGAGCACCATAAGCGACAAGTTGCATCAATCCTCCCCCCATTTTATTTTTATACTATACTTTAGAAAAAAATTTTGGAGAAATTAAACAAATTAAAATTTAAATATTATAATATTTATAATTAATATAAATGTCAGAAACTGGATGCAGACAAAGTGCTCATTTTCATCATTTAGTTGTTAAGGGCCAACAATCTATAGTTCATGTTAATGGTAATAAATATAGCGATCAAAGAATTATAGGTCATTGTATATCAGGATTAACATCTTTAGTAGATACAATGATGACACATAATACTAGTCCAGTGTCTTTAATAAATGGTATAAATTTAATACCATATGATGGTAGTATTCCTTATATATGTGAATTGCCTGAAGCAAATAAAGATAGTCATGTGGTAGTAACTAATAGCAAAAATTTTACAGAAGGTAGTTCAACAAATACTTTAGTGATAAGATGTATAGGTGAAGATGTTTTTGAGGAAAAATCATATTTAGAATATATAGAAGATACACCAGCAGAAACTTTTGGCGCGCTTACATTTAATTTTAATCTCATAAACTTAAGTAAAAATGATGGATCTACTCATAATACTATAACATATCATCCTATTAGAGGTACTCTTTTGGGGGGGGGTGAGACAGATTCTGCCCGTAAAAATGTTTTAAATAATCATAATTTATTTAATATGGGAAATAAATTAGCATTTGTGTGCACTGAAACTGGTAAATGGAAAATAAGTAGTTTACTTAATATAGGTGTAGGTAATGATAGTAATTATAATGTCAATGGTGATTTAAGTATTCCAGCCGACGCAGCGGGAGCTTTAAATAACTTAGAAGTTGATTCAGACAACTTTATTTATGGATTTAAATTTAGTTGAAAATAATTATTTAAAATAAATAATATTAATTATTTATATAATGGAAACTGGATGTGGGAAAACAACCGATGTAATAGTTATAAATGATGGTTCTGTTACAATTAATGAAGATTTAGATAGTCAAGCATCATATAGTGCATATGATGATATTAGTGGTCTCGGTGGTATAATGTCATATAATAATCTCGAGGATGTAATTAGAGATGCGGAGACTTACACTAGAAACACAGGACCAGCGGCGCAGGTCAGTCTTGATCCAAACAAGATAACTTTAGCAAAAAAATTTGTATATAATCCCTTAGTTGACGTTTATCTATATAATATACTAGATAGTGGTGGTGTACAAGGTCATGAATTTTTTATAGAGATTTCAGAACATATACCTCTATTAGATCGTATTGGTGAGGGGAATTATATAGGTCCAAGAAAAATTACTTTT